CCTCATCCTTCAAGCTATCACCAGCTGGAAGCCACTACTATACGACAAAATGACGTTTGTATTACAGGTTGGACTATCTAGCAAGAACGCTGATTTAGACAACTGTATAAAGGCGTTTGTAGACATTTTGCAGAAGAAATACCTATTTAACGACTCTCGTGTGTACCGGATAGAGGCGCAAAAGGAGATTGTTACAAAAGGCGCTGAGTACATTGATATTGAGATTTTACCGTTCCTTGAGTAGGTTGCTACTTTACTACCGTTGTAGAACGGATATACTAAGCACATGATACAACCCAACTTCACCGATTTAAAAAACGACGTCATCGACCACTGGGAGAATGAAGGCACTAAGTATTTCTCAACTGAGAATAACGGTTTCTATTCACCAGATCCAACTAACTACGAAACGACAATATTGCCAAAGTTTCAAGAGATTCTCAATGATCCAATGGCGTGTATTGAAGAGCTAGGATTTAAAAGTATTAGCCAATATATAGGAAGTAAAACATGATAGAAATAACTACAAAACAGCAATCAATAGCCGAGTTTTTATCCAGTCCGGTTATTCAAAAGAACATTGAGAGCGTGGTAGGTGAGAGAAAACAGCAGTTCATCACCTCTGTAGCGTCTTTAGTAAACTCTAACGAGGCATTGCAACGAGTAGACCGCAAGAGCTTATTTGCAGCCTGTCTGGTAGCTGCCAGCTTAGATTTACCCATTAACCCCAACCTCGGATTTGCTTACATCATCCCGTATAAAGATCAGGCTCAGTTCCAGATGGGATACAAGGGATTTATCCAACTAGCGATGCGATCAGGTCAATTCCAAACACTCAACGTCACTGATGTTCGAGAAGGTGAGATTGCTGCAAATAACAGATTATCTGGTGAGATAGAGTTTGTCTGGTCTGATGATCGAGACAACCTGGCCGTTATTGGCTATGTCGCCTATATGAGACTCACCAATGGTTTCGAGAAGAGCCTGTACATGACCACTAAGGAACTAACTCAACATGGGATGAAGTTCTCAGCGTCCATGAAAAAGGGGTACGGCCTCTGGAAAGACGATTTCGACTCGATGGCCAAAAAGACGGTAGTTAAGATGCTCTTATCAAAGTACGCACCAATGACTACACAAATGCAGACCGCAGCCCTAGCCGATCAGGCGGTGATTGAGGGTGAAAAGTACAAATACCTAGACAATGAAGCAATTCGTCCAGAAGAGGTTGCAGAGGAAAAAGAACAAGCGCGTATTCTCAATCACATAGCAACTAGTACAAACCTTGATGATTTAGAACTATGCAGAAATGCAGTTGAGGCACTCTCAATTGAAGATGAGGCGTACAAAGCGTTTGGCGCAAAGTTTGATGTATTAGCAAATATAAAGGAATAAATATGCAAAGACCAGACAACCTAAAAGTAGGCGATCAGTTTAGAGTGACTGTGGGAGATGACTACTTCAAACTTGGTGAGATTGTCTCGCTTAAAAGTGATGACGGTAGTGATTGTCCATTTTTCTGGAATGCGGATAAGACTGATGCTTACTGTGCATACTGGTCAGACCTCGAACCCCACACCAAAACAGTCAGAGATGCTCAGGTTGGGGATGTGGTGATTGATGAAGACGGCGATAAATACAAGGTGCTTGAGAGAGGACAAAATACAGTTATTATCTCGTATTCCGATGACTTCAAGTTTGCTGGTCGTATTTTAACCTTCGATGAACTAGAAAAATACCACACCCTCAAAGCTGAATAGAAGTAGTACTGTACAACCGTTCTACAACGGTGTATACTTCTATTTAATACTATAAAGGAGTAACTTATGAACGATCTAGTAAAACTAACCAGAGAATTATCCGCACCAGAGGCAATAACAAAAACGCTCATGGCAAAGATGTCCTCATTCTTTGAGGAAATAGAGGCACAAAAAGCAGTGATCGAGGGAATTGTAGTTACACAACCAGACCAAGTAGCGGAAATGCAACAAGCCCGAGGCATACGCTTGATGATCGCAAAAAAGAGATTCATTGCCCGGGACATTGTAAAAGAGGAACGTGAGAAGCTAAAAAATGCAATGTCAGATTTTAAGTTGCAAGACACATTGTGGCTAAAATCATTCCAAATGCTTGAAGCAGTTTGTGACAATCTGGAAAGCAAGTGTGAGGAGAAAGAGAAGTTTGCGCAGCGTTACGAGGCTGAGCAAAAGCAGATCAGATATGAAACAAGGGTGGCGAAGCTGTACCAGTTCGGCACAGATCCAAGTATTTATGCCCTAGCAGATATGACTGATGAGGCGTTTGAGAAACTCTTGGAAAACGAAAAACTAGCTTACAACGCAAGAATTGCAGCGCAGAAAAAAGCTGAGGCAGAACAAGCTGAGATAGCAAAAGCAGAAGCTGATCGACAGGAAGCTATCAGAAAAGAAAATATAGAGCTTAGAGCGCAAGCAGCAAAAGCAGCAGCAGCAGCCGAGTTAAAAGAAAAAGAGCTTGCCAAAGAGCGAGAGGCTGGGCAAAAGATACTTGACGCTGAGCGTAAAGCCAGAGAGGCAGTTGAGGCTAAAGCAAAGGCGGAAAAAGAAGCCCAAGCACAAAAAGAAGCAGCAGAAGCCACACGACTTGATACCCTCAAAAAGGCTCAAGAGGACGAAGACCGCAAAAAGCTACTTGCACCAGATAAAGATAAGTTGCTGGAACTAGCAAGCATGATCGAACAAATTGGCATGCCAGCGGTGAATAGCAACGAGGCTTCAGCGGTTATTAGAGCTACTCAGGACATGCTTGGTAAAGTTACAAATTATATTCGAGAAAAAGCAAAAACATTGTAGTAAGGACATTTATGAACACAGTCGATTTTTCAAAGCAGAAGTTCCATCCTAGTAGTCTCAAGCTACTGATGACCAACTCAAGAACAAAAAGCGAGCCGCTCTCAGAAACTGCAAAAGGATGTCTGCACGAGATATACATTGAAGAAGTATTTGGTCGCAGAAAGACCATAAGTAGTGCAGCCATGAAAAAGGGTACAGCGGTAGAAACAGATAGTTTGGAGTTACTACAGACCGTTACCGGAGAAGTCTACTTTAAGAATCAAGAGACGATTGAGAACGAGTATTTGATAGGCACTCCAGACGTGATTGATAAGAAAAACAGTAAGGTAGTCGATATTAAATCAAGCTGGGATATCTGGACCTATAGCAGGGTAACTGGGGATTCTGCACTCAAAGACTACTCTTGGCAGGTCAAGGGGTATATGTGGCTGACTGAGACTAGGAATGCGCAATTAGTCTATGCGCTCGTGAATACGCCGGAGTTCATTATCACAGACCAACTGTACAAGATGTCGTTTACATTACCACCAGAAACAGATATGGAGCAATTTAGACCTAACTTCATATTTGATGATATTCCTAGTGAGATGAGAATTAAACGCTTCGAGGTTGCGTACTTTGACGAGGAGATGTCAGAGCTTCGATCACGACTAGATTTGTGTAGAGAGTATTTATCAACATTAAAATTATAAAGGAGAATAATTATGAAATCATTTAATAAAAGGTTAATAGCTTTTAAGAACAAAACCAAGATGGATGGAAGAAGTCTGGCTAAATTGTTTGGTTGCTCTCAGTCATCAATCTCAAACTTTCTAAATGGAAAAGCGAGTCCTAGGAGAGCAAGAAGGAAGAAAATACTTAATTACATGGATAAATGCTTTGTTTTGCCAACAGCTTATAATGAAATAGTATCTCCAACCGTTGTTGAGGAAAAAACAGCGAGAGATGCTCAGGTTGGGGATGTGGTTGTTGAGAACAGTGGTTATGAACGAATGGTGCTGGAAAGAGGGCAGAATACCGTTGTGCTTTCTCTTGCCGATGACTTCAAAAAGTCAGACGACAATTTCACCTTTGATGAACTAGAAGAAAACTACACCCTCAAAGATACGCCAGAGGTAGTAGACGACAAAACAGCTGAGGCTATGAAGTTATTGAAAGAGGCTGGATATAAAGTTACTAAGGACTAACTATGACAGTTAAAGAAATTGCTTTAAAACTCAGGGTATCACCAGAAACCGTCGGTAAGTGGATTAGAAGCGGTAAGCTCAAAGCCACCAAGAAAAGCAATCAAAAGATACTGTTTTATGAGATCGAACAAACCGATTTTAGTACCTATTTAGAATCAGTAACAAAGAAGGACTAACCATGAACACAAAAGAAACTCTAATAAAAATAGTAAGACCAGACGATTTTGATCCCGA